TTGGCACGAAAGATAGGGGAGTTTATCTCCACAAAAATACAGTTCGCTTCAAGCCAATCAATGTCTTCTTGACCATAACCTTTCTGAAAGTGACGTTCACCCATAACATAATAACACATCTCCTCCCTTGGATCCTTGTTACTACACCAAATAGAGGGTCTACCCCACTTAATTGGTGAAGGATCCTTGTACAAGGCTTTATTGTTGAATTCAGCCTGACAACCCAACCAAGCCTTCCACCCATGGAAGAAAGTAATCCCGCCCCTTATATCGTCAAATACAGCATACTTGACGTCGGGCGTAATCATCTCAGCCATCCCTCCACTGAACAACTCTCCAAAGAATATGTGCTGGCCCAATGATCTGGCCCAGCTTGTTTTTCCAGTGAGAGACTTTCCAAAAAGAACAAGTGATTTAACTCTACCTAGACAAGTTAGCCGAGCCGACCTGCGAAGCGGGCGAGGCCCCCACACTAGTTTAAGCGCGCGCAGCTGCAACATGACTATGAAATGCTCCGCCCATTGGAAATGACTCACCTAATAGTGGGTCTGGAGATTGTATTCCAGACTGTTCCAACCACTCAGCTCTTCCTGAATCAAGTTCGCAAAATCCTCCAATTCCTGGGGGTGCATCATACTTGGGAAGCTCAGACTTGTATCGCCACCTGGCATAGGCGATCTTGTTGTTGAAATTCTTGATGAGGTCACCTCGACCCATTTCGTCGCATAGTTCAAGAAATTCTGTCGCGTCTTCGCAGAGGTGCGCGAGATTCGTGACATTATCAGCTCCGATATGCATTCCTCCGCGCGGCCTTGGACGCTCGAGCCCTCCCGCGACAACATCTCCATCCTTGATTGCGTAATCGTAGCCTTTTTCCGGAGTTCCTCTTGAAGGGCTAACGTTTGGGTGCCGACCTTCCACATCGAAAACACTTGCTGATCGAGAACGAAACTTCCGGCCGAAATCAACAAACACATGTAAATGAACTCCTCCAGTCGTTGGATGAACCTCCCTGGCGACGATACATTCAGCTCCGAGAGATGACAAATGATCTGATACAGCCCATTCGTCGAGGTCTCCACATTGTGCATAAGTGAGAAGCACATATTTGCTGTTAACGAAAAGCATGAATCACGTGAGAAGAGGTGCCCCACTGTGTCCTGCGAAACTAATATTATAGCAGGACACGGGGCACAGGACACGGGTATATATAGACCGGTCCCTACCCATCAGGGTACTCATCAAAGATGTGTCTCCTTCAAGATTGTCGTACGCCCTGGTGTGAAGACTCCACTCATTTTCCCACTAGCTTTGCTTGTTCCCAACGCCACTTCGGAATCCCCCACACCCGAGATTGCTACGTGCCACTAGGCTCCAAGCCAACACTTTCCCGCCAAGATGCCACGCTTCAAGAATCGGAATACCCGATACGCCAGAAGGCCCAGGCGTGGTGGAAGGAAAACGCGCCGCACCACTACACGGAGGGTAACAAAGAGAACGTACCGCCGCCCGATGACAAGGAGAAAAGTGTTGAACATCACAACAAAGAAAAAGCGTGATGTAATGCAAGCAGTGTCTTACAACGGCGACAACGGAGCCCCAACCAACGACGCTCGTCCCGGTGTTGGTCTGTACCTAATGGGGGGAAGAACAAACATGATCATGTGGAGTCCTACTGCAAGGGATCTCACCGATTTCAACAAAATTGCAAACAGTTCTGTGTTTGAGTCAGGACGCACGTCCTCCACCGTCTTCCAACGCCTTGTCTCTGAAAGGATCCGTCTGACCACTAGTGACTCAGTCCCCTGGATATGGAGACGTCTCGTAGTCTCCACAAAAGCAGTCGAGTGGCGTAGACTAGAGTCAGCTGAAGCCACCACGGGAAAAAACGCCGCCCCCTACATCGAAACGTCCAATGGAATGGGACGCTTACTTCAACAACTGGACCAGTTCTCAGGTAGCCCTGTTAGCCAAGGAATCATCCTGGATGATTTGTTCCGAGGAACCCGAGGCAAAGACTGGACAGACCCAATGATTGCACCAGTTGATACGCTAGTCATTACCAAACATTATGACAAAACAACGGTCATCAGGTCAGGCAACGACAGTGGCACGGTTAAAATGACGCGTCGGACCCACGCAATCAATCGGACCTTCCGATACGACGAAGACGAAAACGGACAATATCAGGACTCATCCTATTGGAGCGCACCCGGCAAAGGAATGGGTGACGTCTACATAATTGATTTTTTTAGCAATTTGATCGGAGGAGCAAGTTCTTTGTTGAAATTTGATACGACAGCTACTATGTATTGGCACGAAAGATAGGGGAGTTTATCTCCACAAAAATACAGTTCGCTTCAAGCCAATCAATGTCTTCTTGACCATAACCTTTCTGAAAGTGACGTTCACCCATAACATAATAACACATCT